CTACGACAGCACTACTGCCCTGGGCACGGGTGCCTTGATTGGTTTCTTGGATCGTTTCGGTGCCGGTCGCGTATTCAGCCCAAGTGATTTGGGCAAGATGTCAGTCAAAGAGCTTTACGAAAAGCTAGCCAAGAAAGGCTACACCGAGGCAGCTCAAGAAGTTGCAAAAGAAATCGGCAAGAAGGCCGTGACCGAGGGTGTAACCGAGGCAACACAAGAAGCTGCAGTTATTGGATCTGCCGCTAGCCAAGGCGGTCAGTACACAGCCGGTGAAGTGGGTAACCGCCTGGTCGATGCAGCAGTGCTGGGTACCAGCTTTGGTGGTACTGCCGCAACAGCTCAAACGACTGTGCGAGGTGCTGCTCAGGCGGCTGGTTTCGCCAAGACATCTACACAGCGTCAAGCTGATACACTTTCTAATGCCGCAGCCACTATGCTTGAGCGCGGAACGGATACCGGCGATCAGGTGATGATCGATAAGGCTAACGAAGCTAGCTCTGCAATTGAAGCAGCCAAGAATGGTGACTTAGCTCCGCTGAAGAAGCTTGCTGTAGAAGAACAAGAAAACAACGATCCGTCTGAATTGGCGAAAGCAAGCTTTGCTCAGCGTCTGCAGGGCATCATTGATGATGAGTCAGCAAGTGACCAGCCGTTTAACGTCGAGAACATTGACGTAAATGACGCTCAAAGTGCTCGCGGTATTGTGGACGCGGCGCACGGGTCGATTAAGGAAGGCATTAACCACTTAAAAGCAATCCTTAAAGAAGGCGGCACTCTGGAGGATGGCACTTCGTATGCTGGCCTGAACCCTCAAAACGCTAAGACCTTTGACGAGCTGATGGCTCGCGTCGAAGCTATGGTTGGCGTTAACATGGCAAAGAATAAAGTCAAGAAGACCATTACTGAGAAGCAGGTCGGAAAGATTAAAGAGCTTGTAGGCGACACCCAAGAGGGTCAGCAGCTCGTTAACCTAATTCGTGAAAGCGTTGTTCTGACCGACCTTCACAATCAGGGTTACCAGGGCGGTCTGAGTAAAATCACAGACAAGCTAAACCCATTTGCCCCGACTGGCTCTTACAACACTTCAGCACTCGTTCAAGCTTCAGTCCGTGCAGGTGTAACAGGTGCCGCTGCCGCAGGTACAGGCGGCATGAGCTTGGCAATCCAGCTTCCGATTGTTGGTTTTGGTCGTTTGTATGATGCGCTAGGTGGTGACCGCAGTACTGTTTCAGCATTTATCCGCGACAACAAAGATGGCGATGTTCTACCGGAACCAACGCCGCCTAGTATTGTTGAAGACCAAGCCGCAGCTCAACAACGTCGAGAACAAGTCTCAGCAGCTATGCAGCCACTATTAAACCAAGGCAATAAACCCTCTGGCGGTCCTGTTGCTAAGGTAATTGAAAGGGCTCAGGAACAGTTAGTAGGGGTCGAGGTAACGCAGGACGATTACGATGCGGCTCTTGATTACCAAATCGCCACAGCTACTACTCCTTTGCAAAAAGAAGTCTTCCAAGACATTAAGGAACGCAAGTACAGAGACCAGATGCCCGAAGATGCTATGGCTGTTCTTACAGAAACAATCGTAAAAAACAAAGCTGGCGAGGCACAAGCAGTTCAAACTCGGCTGCGTGAATCCCAAGAAGCCATGATTGCTATGGAACAGCGTAATCAGCGTAACCAGCGCATCGAGCAAGGCAAGGCTGACAACCGCGCAGCGGTAAACCAGCTTCTGGACCAGCTCAACTCTGACAACGTAATCAACAAAGGCCACAAGGCTCAGCTCCAAAGTGCTCTGGCAGGTACCTTCCTGCGTGACCTCGGTCGTAACCCGATGGCGACTGTCGAGAATACCATCAAGGATCTGCAGGACAATGGTGTACCGCAAGAAGCGATCGACACCTACATCATGCCCTACGCCCAGCGCGTTGCAGGTCAGCAGGACGCTCGCCCTCAAGAGTTTACTGAGGAAAGTAGCGTATTGGATCCTATGGATTTAGGCGATGAGCGTAATGCAACAATCCTAGACATTTATCCAGACGACGATAACGCACAGGCTCCCTATAAAGCCAAGAGCTTGAAAGACGCAGCGGAGTGGTTGTTCGATAACCTATATGTACCGCATTATGGAACACGCGAGCCTCTCGAATACACGCCGGAGAACAAAGAGAAGATCGCGCGCAAGATGGTTGCAGAAGCCATGCGAGCTCTCGAGTCGGATAACAACGCTATCGGCTGGTATGATCGCACCCTGCGCCGCGCTAAATCAGTTCTCGGTCTGATTGAGCCGCTGGCTGTGCAAAGTAATAACCCCGACACACTGGCAGCATTTAATGTTGCACTGGCAGTAACTTCTAACGGAACAGCCGTTACAGATAACTTCGAGTATGCTGTCGAGGCTTTTCGCTTTTACAAAGAGAATGACAAGTTCCCTGTGAAAGAGTGGAACAAAGGCGGTGAGAGGCGCAAGTCAATGCGCGATGCTTTCCAGTTCTTCAACGAGTATCAAAAGGCGCGATTGAATGATGAAAACCTTGCCCCAATAGGCGAGTTTCTCAGCTCAGACTACACAGTAAAACAGCTTGAGCAGGTTATCGCAGAGTTTAATGATGAATTTAACACAAACATCACAGTCCCAAGCTCGGAAGGTAAAGCTGTTGTCGTAAAGGGCAGCTACATTATGGGCCCGAAGATTGGACAGGGGTTCTACCAGAACCTTACAGGTAACTTCGACCCTCTCACGACAGACATCTGGTGGATGCGTATGTGGAACCGCATGGTCGGTCGCCCATTTGCTACACCTATGACTGATGCGAAGATGCAGGAAAACAGAGATAAGATTGCCTCTGAAATGAAAGCTGCAAAAGGCGATAACAAGCAGGTTATCAATGAAGCTCTCAAGGCAACAGGCGAGACCCGTAAAGGTTTGTACTCTGACCCTGATCGTTTCGATGCCTTTATTGGAGCTCTAGATAAAGCATGGCAGAGTTACTATAAGAAGTACCAGAAAGAAAACGGCAGGAACCCAGAAAAGCCTCAGCTCTTTAAATCAACAGGTACTCACGTTAAGAACATGGGGCCTCAGCTCCAAGAGCAGCCCAAGAATACCAGCGAGCGTATATTTATCCGCGACACTGTAAATCGGGTTAAAGAATTACTATCTCAACAAGGTATCGACATCGAAACGGCTGACTTTCAAGCCCTGATGTGGTATCCAGAGAAACGCCTGTTTAGGTCACTGGGTGTAAAAGGTGGTCGTGGTGAAGATAACGACTATCTAGATGCAGCCCGTATCTTAGCAGAGAAAGAAGGTATTTCGAATGACCAAATCGAAGAAGCACTCGCCGCAGCAGACCGAGGAACGGACGGAAACGATCCTGGGCCAGGTGCCGGAGGCCAAGATGGGCGCGTTTATCAAAGCCCTATCGAAGCTCAAACCCGTGACCTCTCCCAGCAGCCCGAGCTCCCAGGCATCCTCTCCGAGCCGCAGGGACGTAGTCAATCCGCCGAGCCTGTTCAAGAAGCAGTAGTCCCTACTACTCGTCAGATAGCAGCTCAAGAAGACAACGCTAAGCCTCTCTTTGAAGTAGGAAAGCGCGGCGGTGAATTTGAAAACGGCATTAACAAAACCGAAGACCTGCAGCGTCTAGCTAAGGCTCTTGGTATTGTCGTTAAAACCTTTCAGTCTATGGCGGCGATGAACCGTGATCGTGGATCTAACGGTAAGTCCGGCAGAACGACTATGGGCGTAGCCTCAATCGCACATCGTGGCGCAAAGCCACCTAGCATCTCTATCATGGAGCCAGGCTTTCCGAAGCGGCGTAAAAACAACAACTACCCCGTACAAACAAAAGATAGCTTTATAGGAACCTTTGCACATGAAATCGCCCATGTAATAGAGGCGATGAATATGAATACGGCAACACCGGAGTCGGCTCTACAGTTTTACAATCCAAATGTACAAAGAAGTCCGATTGCGACCGACCAGTATTATGTTAACAGCGGCTCGTTTCGCGAAGCTCTACTGGATCTTGTTCGTTATGCCCACGGTAAAGGTGACAAGTTTGGTCTGCCGGAGGGGTGGACACAAGAAGACGCTAAGCTCGTCGAGGAAGAAATAAAGTTTCTTCAAGACTTCGGTATGGTCAACATTGATATAGGGGATGGCAGAAGTGTCACCTCCTTTGTTCGTGGCCCTTACGGTGCTGATCCTCAGGCCTTTGTAGACGCTTCTGTAGAGAAGTACCGCGAGGCCAGGGAGCAGTTTATTAAAGATGGCATTAACCCTGACAGGATAGTCAGCGAGGCTGAGTATGCTGCAGAGGCTCGTCGAAGAGCAACACAAGCTCGAGACAGTTACATTCGTAACCCAGCCGAGTTTGCTGTAGATCCAATTTGGACGTACATAGTTGATCCAAGTTTCGCACGAGATGCTATGCCAAAGACGACTGAGTTTATCCGCAAGCTGTTAAACAATAGCGGATTTAGCAGGGACACGATCAAGTTCTACTCATCACCTATGGCAACAATAATGGCTGTCGCCTTGGCAGTACTCGCAGCCAATGGCGGTGAGGAACCAGAAGAGCAGCTAGTGGTGCCAGGCGCGTTGTCGCCACAAGGGCAGGGGGCTCTTTCGATTATCTAAAGCAAAAGGAAACACCATGTCTAAAAAGGTTTTAGCTGTACTGGCTAGCGGCTTAATGCTGTCTGCTTGCACTCATATTATCCCTAAAGAATGGCGAGCTCCTACTGTTGAAGAAAGAGGGCTGCAGTGGGCTAAAAGGCTCTGTACGCAATTTGGTCATACGCCTGGTCAGGTGCTTACCCAATGCATTGAGGATAGATACGACCAGTATCTACTCGATCACCAACGATGAGTAAAAAGAAGAAATACCCTCAGCGAGCTCCTAAAAAGAACTACTTTGCCGAGCTAGGCAAAACTGCTGAGGGCCGCGCTAAACGTGCGGAGTGGGCTAAAAAGCCTCGCAAGAACCCTGGCAGACCGGCTGGTGTCCCTCACGGCTACACGAAAGAGACCATTGAGCCGCTGCGAGCCAAAGCCAAACAAGAAGCAGAAAGGTTTGTACAGATCATGTCAGACAACGGCGAAGCCCCAGAAGATGATTTCGCTAAAGAAGCCCTCAAGACAGCGGTCGAAGTAATGCGCGTTCCTGGTGAAACCAGGGAGCGTCTTGCGGCGGCTAGGCTTGTCTTGGACTTCACTAAGCAGAAACCAGCATCAAAGTCCGATGTAACTATCGGCAAAGCAGAAGGCTTTTTAGAAGGCCTACTGGAGCAGGAAGAAGAGAGCACTACGGATGGACCAAAAGCTGCAGCAGATACGGAAGAAGCTATACACTAACTTCCCTTATTACGCTAACGCAGCTCTAAAGATCCGAACTAAGCAAGGTGACATCACCCCACTTAAGCTCAACCAAGCACAGGAGATACTCGACAAAGCAGTTCAAGCTCAGCTCGATACTGAAGGTAAGATCCGAGTAATCATTCTGAAGGCCCGACAGCAGGGTCTGTCCACCTACACGGGTGGCTACCTCTATTATTCAGTGTCGCAGCAGAAAGCACGAAAAGCGATGGTGGTTACACACCACGCTGATAGTACTCGGGCCCTGTTCGATATGACCAAGAGGTTTCATGAGCACTGCCCAGAGATACTTAAGCCCCATACTAAGTACTCAAGCAGAAGGGAATTGTCTTTTGATATACTTGACTCATCTTTCGTTGTTGCCACAGCGGGTGGCGACAGTGTCGGTCGCGGAGAGACACTTACACACGTTCACTGTTCAGAGCTTGCATTCTGGCCCAAGTCTAATGCTGAAGAGGTTTGGAACGGCTTGCTACAAGCGGTACCGAATGCTCCTGGCACTGCTGTATTCGTCGAGAGTACCGCGAATGGTGTAAGCGGCATCTACTACGATCTATGGCGAGGAGCTGTAGAGGGCAAGAACGGCTTTGTGCCGGTCTTCATACCTTGGTATGCGGATCCGACATACCGAGAGCCTGTGCCTGATAAGTTTGAGCGAACACCCGACGAGATGGATCTCGCCGATCTGTATGATCTGGATGATGAGCAGTTAATGTTTCGTCGCCGTAAAGTAGCTCAGAACGGGCTCGACCTGTTTAAGCAGGAATACCCCAGCGAAGCTGAGGAAGCTTTCCTGACGACAG